GTGTTGTGACCAAAGTCAGTGATGAAGAATTGGAATTATTAAAATCACATCCGACTTTCATGCATCACGTTGAAAAGGGTCATATCACCATTGAAAGCAAAAATGTTGACGTTGAAAAAGCTACGCAAAATATGACAAAACGCGACGTATCAGCGCCAAAAATTCCTGGTGACTTTAAAAAGGCGCCCAAAACCGGAAGCGAATAATGCAATATACGTTTGATGTTGCTGCATTTCGCGCAGCTTATCCTGCGTTCGCCGATCCTACAGCATATCCCACTACTACTTTACAGGCGTATTGGGATACTGCCACGCTCTATATTGATTCAAACGATTATCCCTGCGCGATGTTACAAGGCCAAGCCAGAAATAAGGCTTTAAACTTGATGACGGCACATTTAACTTTTTTATCTAACGTTATTGCGAAAGGTAATTACTCTCAAGTTCCGGGCCTTATACAATCAGCGACCATTGATAAAATTACGGTATCGCTAACACCGCCGCCACAAGTGAATCAATGGCAGTGGTGGTTAAACCAAACACCTTATGGCCAACAATTATTAGCATTATTACAAGTTAATAGCGTGGGCGGCATTTATGTCGGCGGCCTACCTGAAGGGCGCGGTTTCAGGAAGGTATACGGTATCTTTTGAAAGTCAAACGCATACCAGGCCCAGGCGCTAAGCAATTAGAAAAAGTATTATCAGAATTAAAAAGCAATAAAGTAGGCAAAGTCGGTTGGTTTAAATCGGCAAAATACGAAGATGGTACACAAGTTGCTTACGTGGCTGCCATTCAAGAATTTGGTGATCCGGGGAATAATATTCCTGCCAGACCGTTTATGCGCCCTACTCTTCGATCAAAGCAAAATGGATGGCGTGAAAATATCAATCAACTTGCCAAATTGGTGATTAAAGGCGAGAGCTCATTAGAAAACTTATTTGAAACAGTTGGCTTAAAAGCGGCGGGCGATATACGCGAAAAAATCACAACAATACAGAGTCCAAAATTGGCAGACGCAACTATCGCGGCAAGATTAAGAAAAAGAGCAGACAAAAAAACTGTTGGCAATTTAACAAAGCCATTGGTAGATACTGAAGTCTTATTAAATACTTTAACCAATATCGTAGAAGACAAATGATTCCAGGTTCTAATTTACTAAACATGGCGCTCAGCGTAATAAACACACAAACAGTTCAATATTATAAAGCAAAGAGTCGCACACTAAATGCTGTTGGTCAGTATGTCACATCGTATGATGATCCCATAAATGTCGCAGGTAGTTTTCAACCAGTTCCACGCACGCTTTATGAAAAATACGGTTTGGATTTGCAAAAAGATTATTTCACCTTTTATGTAAGCCAGGATCTTATAGATATACAGCGCGATGTCTCACCTGATCAAATTGTTTTTAATTCGAAAACGTATCAATGTCTATCTGCCAATGATTGGTTTGAAATGGATGGGTGGGTTGGGATTCTATGTGTTTTAATTAATGGGCAGGCTAGTTAATGCAAGATAACGCACTAATACAAGCATTTTTACCGATTATTTCTGCCGGCCTCGCGTCGCAGGGATATTTAAATATTCCCATTGTCCAAGCTTACCAGCCGACGCAACAAGGTATTAATTCATCTGCGACAATTTATTTTTATAAAGTAAATGATTATCGCTATGGCTATGTAAAACGCGAAGATAATTGGGATTCTAACACTTCGACAATGATTCATACTGAGACACAATTATATGAAACAATTTTTCAAATTAATGCACTTGTCATTCAAGATCCAATAAATATAAGCTATACTGCATCTGATTTAATTAATGTCATTGCTGCTATAATGCAAAGCGAAAACACGTTAACATTACTGCAACAACAAGACATACAGATTTTAAGAATTACCGACGTGAGAAATCCGTATTTCTCCGATGATAAAGACAGATTTGAGGCATCGCCATCATTTGATTTCACGTTGCTACACAAGCAAATTATTACAACAAATGATAATGTGATTCAAACTGTTGTACCTGGCATTTATAGGATTTAAGAAAAATATTTTATTATTTCATTAAAGGTTAAATAAAATGGCTATTAGTTTTCAAAAATATATTGATATTACTTCTGGTGTTGGTGCTGGTGCAAATGTTCGAGGGCGTGAATTAATCGGTAGACTGTTTACCACTAATCCATTAATACCTACTGATAGCTTTATTGAATTCGATGATTTGGCATCTGTCGGAACTTATTTTGGTACTACCTCGGAAGAATACTTACGCGCTAATTTTTATTTCAGTTGGATTAGTAAAAATACCACTACGCCGCAATCTATTTCTTTTGCAAGGTGGGTTAATGCCGATACGGCACCAATGATTTTTGGCGCTAAAGTCACAGAAACATTAACAAATCTTCAGGCAATCACTAACGGTTCTTTTACTTTAACATTAGGCGGTTTTACTTTTAATGTAGGCAGCTTAAACTTTTCTGCGGCAGGCAGTCTTTCTGCAGTTGCAGCTCTAATTCAAACAGCTATTCAAGCTGAAACCGGCGGCGGCACACAATGGACAGGTGCAACTGTAACTTATAGCAATACAAGTGGCGGATTTAATTTAGTAGGCGGCAGTGCAGCAGTAGCGGATGTTTCCGTTGCAGCAGGCACCGCGGGTACTGATATATCTACTATTATGGGCTGGTTACCACAATCTATTAATGGCTCTACCGGGGCTATTTGGTCTAACGGGCAATTAACAGAAACCATCACAAATGTTTTAACTTCATCTGCTGCGGCTTCTACTAATTTCGGCTCGTTTTTATTTATGAATAACTGTGATTTGGATTTATCACAAATCACTGAAGCAGCCACTTGGAATAACGCACAAAATATATTATATCAATTTATGGTACGCGTTCCTGTTGGAAGCGAAACAAGCTATAACGCTGCATTAATAGGTTTGGGCGGCACAGCTATGACACGCGCATCATTAACCACAGAATATGATGAAATGTGTCCAATGATTATTTTGGCAGCAACAGATTATACTAAGCGCAACAGCGTACAAAACTATATGTTTCAGCAATTTAACTTAACGCCAAAAGTAACAACTGACGCAGATTCCAATTTATTGGATTCGTTATTAATTAATTATTATGGTCAGACACAAACAGCGGGCCAGTTCATTGCATTCTATCAACGCGGAGTATTAACAGGCCCCGCTACCAGCCCATCTGATCAAAATGTTTATGCTAATGAACAATGGCTAAAAGATGCGGCCGGTGTTGCCATTATGAGTTTATTTTTAAGTTTACCGGAAATATCAGCCAATACCCAAGGACGCGCGCAGCTTATTGCCATATTGCAGTCTGTTATTACTCAGGCATTATTCAATGGAACAATTAGCGTTGGTAAAACCTTAAATTCCATACAGCAAGCATTTATCGCCAAAATTACCGGTGATCAAAATGCTTGGTTCCAAGTACAAGGTATTGGCTACTGGCTTGATTGCGCAATCCAATCAGTTGTAGCTGATGGCGGCAATACCGAATATCAAGCAGTTTACACTTTAGTTTACAGTAAAGATGACATCATCCGTAAGGTTGAAGGTACACACGTATTAATTTAATTTGAGAGAGCATTACAATGAATGATATTTCAGGTTTTGGTCTACAGGTGCAAATTGTAGCATCGAATACTTTTCCAGCGGGCATTACTCTTACGCAGTTTGCTGACGATTCAGATCCATTGGATGTTCCATCATTGCAAATTGCAGATAAAGCAATGGGGTTAAACGGGGATTTAATTGTTTGGTCTAAAGCCAATCCTCTTGCGGCGACGATCAATGTAATTCCCGATAGTGATGATGATGTGAATTTAAATATCCTTTTCGAAGCTAACCGTGTTGGGCGCGGAAAAGTAAGCGCACAAGATGTAATTACTATGACTATTATTTACCCTGACGGCTCCGTTAAAACGCTTACGCAAGGCAAGCCCACTGACTTTATGCCAGCTCGTTCCGTTGCGAGCGCAGGTCGTCAAAAGACAAGACCGTATGTTTTTGCCTTTGAAAACGCAATAGGTAATCAATAATGATAGAACCAAAGGAAATCGAGATTGACGGTAAAACATTTATTATTTCTAAATTCCCAGCCATCGCGGGTCGTGAAATAATTACTCAATATTTGCCGTCGGCCGCACCCAAGATAGGCGACTATAAAAATAATGAAGCATTAATGCTTAAATTAATGAGCTATGTTGGTGTAACTATTGCCTCTGGAAATATTGTGCAGCTATCTACACAGGCGCTTGTAAATAATCATGTTGGTTCATGGGAAACGCTAATGAAATTAGAAGCGGCCATGTTGGAGTACAACTGTAGTTTTTTTCAAAACGGGCTGATCTCAGGTTTCTTCGGGGATATAGCCCAGAAGCTCCCACAGTGGATTTCCAAAATATTGACGGATTCATTGGCGCAATTATCGCAGAAGGAAAAGCAACCCTCCACGAACTTCGAACAATCTACAGTTTAGAAGATGCGTTTTTGTTGTGGGAAACAATTGCTGTTACGCGCTATAACGAATATTTGGCAATGAAACACGCCGAGAAAAATTATAAAAGGTGACATATGCCATCAGTACTCGAAACGTTTTTTATACTCTTTGATAGCGATGCATCCGAGGTCAAGAAAGGTGCTGCCGAAGCTAAAAAAGTCACTGACGATTTAAACAAAACCCTTAAATCAACCGATGCATTAAGCACTAAAGTTGGCACTTCATTTAGTAATCTTATTGGTAGCGCGAAAGGCGCTCTTCTTGCGTTTTTATCGACTGGCGCGATTATTGGCGGCATTAAAGCGGCAAGCACTTACGCTAATACTTTAGATGAAATTTCAAAAGGTCTTGATGTTAATATTCAAGATTTATCTGCATGGAGTGATGCTGTAAAGCTGAACGGAGGAAGTGCAGAAGGTTTCCAGCAAAGTCTTAGAGGATTAAGTACGTCTCTTTCTTCTTTTGCGACCAAAGGTAAGAGTGCCCTAACCCCTTTCTTTCAAGAGCTTGGCGTTAGTATGATTGACGCCAGAGGTAAAGCGCGCGACGTATTTGATATCCTGCCAGAGCTCGCCGATAAGTTTGAAAAGCTAGGAAAACAAGAATCGTTTGGTATAGGACAAAAGCTAGGACTCGATCAAGGAACCATTTTTCTTTTACAGCGCGGCAGGCGAGAAGTTGAAGATGTTATTAAAAAACACAAAGAGCTAGGTGTTGTTACTAAAGAGGATGCGGAGATAGCGGCTAAGTTTAATAATACATGGGATTATACAGCTATTCTTTTTCGTAATTTATTTACTGTTGCCAATAGAACCATCTTGCCCATTCTTACTTCTGTATTGGAGGGCATCCAAGGCGTAGTAAAATACTTGAGGAATCATGAGGGATTAATTATTGGAGTTATAACAGGTATAGCTGTTGTGCTTGGGGCCAAGTTATTGCCTATTTTAATAAAAACTGGCGCAGCAGCAATAGCTGCTTTCGCGCCATTTTTTTTAGCAGCCGCCGTCATTGCATTAATTGCGTTACTATTCGAAGATATTTATGGCTATTACCAGGGGCACAATTCTGTATTAGGCGAGTTAATAAAAAAATGGCCTATATTAGGAAAAATTGTAAAAAGTATAGAATGGGCTATTAAAGAAACAATAAAAATGTTTAAAGAGCTGCCGAAAATCATCGGCGCTATATGGGATGAATTAGTATCAATCGTACAAACTCGAATTGATCAAATTAAAAGCTTCATTAATAGCGTCATTGGCGCTTATGAAAAAGTTAAATCCTTTATCACTGGAATACCTGATAAAGTTGAAGCCAATATAATTTCCGGCCAAGACTTATTAAATGTAGCCAGTAAAAATCCAATATCTTCTCAAACATCTAATAGTATTTTATCTAATAGCAAAACGAGTAACAAAACTACTAACGTACAGACGGGTCCTATTACAATTGAAACACAAGCAACAGATGCTAATGGTATAGCAAGCGAATTAAGCAATAGCTTGAATACGCAAATGCGCCAAGCAGTTTCTAACTTCGATGATGGGGTAATAGCATAATGGCAGCTTTGGCGGGCATCATAGGACACATTGCGGGTACTTTATTTTCGAGTTTTGCTATTGATGTGGTGGGTGTATTTGATGCTAATTACCGGCCGGTATTTCCTAGCGCAAGGCCTATTAAAGCCAACGTTAAAGAAGATTCAAGGGTCATGGAGCATCCATTAGAAACAGGCGCAAAAACTATTACCGATTACCGTATAATATTGCCTACCGAATTAGAGTTATCCGTTGTATTGCAAGCGCAGGATTATAAAAATACCTATAAGCTTATTAAACAAATATTTTTACAAGGCGAGTTATTAACTGTTCAAACCAAGGCAGACGTTTATACAAATTTATTGATTTCTTCAATCCCTCATGAAGAAAACCCAGAAATGTATGACGCAATATTACTGGCGATAAAATTAAAAGAAGCATTATTTGTAACACCCCAGTTTGGCGTTGTTCCTAAAAAAGCGAGTAATTCGAATACTGTCGATAGAGGAAATCAGCAAGGCAAGGAGGCGTCAACAGCTAACACAACTAAGTCGTCAACTTTATATAAATTATTCTCATGATAGAAATTACACTTGACGCCATCCCAAATCAGTCATTAACCATACAGCTAGATAATAACTTCTACGAAATTTCTATTAAGGAAACCAATGGCGCAATGGCTGCCACTATTTTTAGAAATGATGTTGTGATTATATCGGGCGCCAGAATTGTAGCGGGTATCCCTTTGCTGCCCTACCCTTATCAAGAAGATGGCAATTTTCTTCTCTTAACAGCAAATGATGATATCCCCTATTATACGCAATTCGGTATCACACAAACTTTAATTTATGCATCGCAAAGCGAATTAGAGGCTATCCGTGCAACAACAACTTGATCCTCGAATAGTACAAGTCAGCATAGAAGTAAATGGCCAGCTTAAAACCTATCAAGGCTTAGATATGCTGATCACTGGCACCAAATTTGCTAATGCCAATCAAAATGAGTGTGAAGTTAAAATAACTAATCTTGACAAACAAACGCGAGATTATATTTTAACGGAAACATCGCCTTTTAATTTAAATCGCACGCCTAAATTATTAACGGTTAATGCCGGTCGAATATCCTATGGAACCACACGTATTTTTACAGGAAATATTATAAGTGCTGTACCCTCGCAACCGCCCGATATTGCCCTTACCTTAAAATGTCTCACCTCAAATTATTCAAAAGGCAATATTGTCGCAAGAAATCAAATAAGTTCTTCATCGCTATCACGCATCGCGGGGCAGGTAGCCTCTGATTTAGGTGTCGCACTTGATTTTCAAGCGAAAGATAAGCAAATTGCTAATTATCAATATTCCGGCCCCGTGTTAAAACAAGTGGACAAATTAGAAGAGCTTGGCAATATCAATGCTTATATTGATAATGACGTGCTGTATGTAAAAGATAAAAATGCAGCATTAAAAAATAGAATCAAAATTATTAATATAGACACTGGTATGATTGGCATTCCAGAAATAACCGAGCAAGGAATTAAAGTTAAATTTTTACTCGACAATCAAACGGCATTAGGTGGCGCTTTGCAAGTACAAAGTATTATGTACCCTGCAGTTAACGGTAATTATATTATTTATAAATTAGGCTTTGAAATAGCAAGCAGAGATACGCCCTTTTATTGGATAGCCGAGGCAAAACGACAATGACAAATGCTAATCCATCCGTAGATCCCGCTAATCTAGATAGTCTCACGGGCGCATTTAGAGAAGTTTTTAAAAAATTCATGCAAGGCGTTGATGGTATGCTGCCTGCAACTGTCATTGCTTTTGATCGCGGTCCGCCTCCGCGCGCGCAAGTGCAACCTGAAATAATGATGGTGACCACAGCCGGCGAAATATTGCCGCGCGCTCAAATTGCTAGTATTCCAGTATTGCAATTTGGTGGCGGCGGTTTTGTCTTGAGTTTTAATTTAAAGACGGGCGATAAAGGTTGGATTGTTGCATCTGATCGCGACATTTCTAATTTTTTAAAAACTGTCGCAAGTGCAGCGCCAAATACGTATCGAATGAAAAATTTTGCAGATGGCTTATTTATTCCTGATGTAATGATAAACTATACTCTTGCATCGGAAGACGCACAAAATGCAGTACTTCAGTCGTTAGATGGAACTGTAAAAATATCACTTGGAACAGATAAAATAAAAATAGCAGCGCCAACCATTGAAATTGAAGCAGTTGAAGCCATTAACATAACAAGCCCATTAACTACAATTGATGGTGCGTTAACTGTAACAGGCCCAATAGCAACAGAAGGTGGTTTAACCAACAGCGGCGGCGGCGCTACAACCATGACAAGTACCGGTGATCTTAGGATTATTGGCAATATTACTGCATCAGGTAATATCACGCCGAATGTACCCTAATAAAATATTGAGACATATTTAAAATGGCTAAAACGCTTTCAGTAGATAATAACAATGATATATTTATTGATAATAGCGGCAATTTATCTATTAGCGTTGATCAAGATGCTTTATTGCAAGCGTGCGCACAAGCTGCCAAAACACAATTAGGCGAAATGGTGTTAGCAACTAATCAAGGCGTTCCGAATTTTCAAACGATTTGGGCGGGCTCTCCTAATGTTGTGCAATATGAATCTGCGCTACGCAATGCAATTACTTCAGTGACCGGCGTCATTGATATTTTATCTTTAGATATTTCAGTTTCTAACAATGTGCTTTCATATACTGCGACAATTCAAACGATTTATGGTACTGGGGCAATAAATGGCGGATTATAATTATATTGACAGCACTGGTACCGTTGTACCTGATACCGGCGATATTTTAGCGCAAGTACAAAATGAATGGTTAAATGCATTTGGTCAGGATTTAATTTTAACGGCCAACACGCCGCAAGGTATTATGATTACTGCAGAAACGTTGGCGCGTGTTGCAATAATTAAAAATAATGCATTATTAGCTAATCAAATTAATCCCAACTTAGCTGGCGGTGTTTTTCAAGATGCTATATGCGCATTAACTGGATTAAAGCGTGACGCACAAACCTATTCACAAACACCGGTTAATGTAGCAGGCGTTGCGGGCACCGTCATTCCACAAGGATCCACCTTGCAAAATACCGTAACAGGCGAGCTATTTGAATCAACCGCCGATGTGACATTGGCAAGTGATGGTACTGGCTCGGTGCTTTTTCAGGCGGTAAATCCTGGTCCTGTCACAGCATTAGCTAACACATTAACACAGATAGTAAGCGGTCCGCTGGGCTGGGAAACTGCGACAAATCCAAATGACGCAACGCTTGGCGCATTATCACAATCGGATTTATCACTGCGCACACAAAGAGTTAATACGCTTGCATTACAAGCTAATGGCATGGATGAAGCAATTACTTCGCAATTATTTAATACGCCCGGCGTAACCAGTGTTGCTTATCGAAGTAACGTCAAATCAATTGTGCAAGTTATTGATGGCTTAAGTTTAAATCCGCATTCTATGTATGCCTGCGTAGACGGAGGAACGGATTTAGATGTAGCGACAGCTATTTTTAATAAAAAAGGTGGTGGCTGCGATTATAATAATGGTTTTGGAACACCGGTTAGCGTAAACATCACAGGCTCTAGCGGGCAAATTTATACAGTTTTATTTGATCGACCTATCTATGTGCCAATTCTCGTTAAAGTAACCGTGAGCGTGGGTAATTCTATTCAAGATCCAACAACGGCTATACAAAATGCGATACTCAGCTATGCAAACGGCACATTAAATCCTGATGAGTCGGGTTTTGTCATTGGTGCCGCTGTCTCATGTTTTGAATTGGCAGGCGCAATCAATCAGGCAGTGCCTAGCATTTATGTTCATAATGTGCAAACCTCATTGTTATCCCCCATTAATTATAGCAATGCTGAAATACCTATTACGCTCTATCAGCGCGCCACAATCACGCAGTCCAGTATTACGGTGGTCATACAATGAATATTCAGTTGTTTGATTTTTCTGTTGATCTATTGCAGGCCATATTATGGCAATATAATGATGCGACACGTTTGCAATCATTATTATCGCAAAAGCAAGGCTGGTATAATGAAAATCAAACCCAATTTTGGACAGACTGGTATAACAATGTTTTTAATTTAGAAACCGCTAATGATTTCGGTTTAGCAGTATGGTCTATTATTTTAAATATTCCCTTGCAGATTACGCCAAACCCTGACCCTCCCGACAAGCCAATTTTTGGTTTTGGCCCTTACCATAAAAATTTTAACAATGGTAATTTTGCTATTGGTAGCAATTCATTTAGCCTAACCACTGAAGAAAAACGATTAATATTACGTTTGCGGTATTTTCAACTAACATCACGCACTTCAATTCCTGTCGTTAATAACATCTTGGATACTTTATTTAAAAATGAAAATGGAACGGCTTATCTTTTAGATGGCCTTAATATGACGATACGCCTTGTTTTTACTTATGATGTTGGCGAACGTTTGCTATATATTTTGCAAAAATACGATTTAATTCCAAGAGATGCCGGCGTAGAATTAACTTACATTGTTGCCACTAAAAACGTATTTGGATTTGGTCCCTTTTATAAGAATTTTAATAATGGAAATTTTGCTGAGGAAGCTTAAAAATGCCTACTATACCAACTAAATTTTTTGTTAACCCCTTTGCTGTCGCAGGCGATAAAACTTCTATACCTAATGATACACAACCGAATGGTTCCATTAGTTATTCGCAAGGATGGGGCCCTAATTATGCACTTGATCAGAACACTAATCCAAGTGCTTTAGATGTTGATCGCGCTGCGACAAATCAATTTAATTATGATGTCACAACCGCATTGCAGCAATATCAAACATGGGGCGTTCCTAACTTTATTTCAATTAGTGATAATAATAATGACGGGCCTTATGCTTATAGCAAATATGCGTATTGTTTATATGATGACGGTGTTAATGGTGAACAGGTATTTCAATCATTAATTAGTAACAATACCAATATACCCGCAACCAGCACTACCTCGCAAAACTTTACAGTATCTGGGAATAATTTAATTATATCGAGCTCAACGGATTTTTATACCGGCGCTGCTGTTGAGGTGAGTACGACAGGCGCATTACCAACACCGTTAGCACCTAATACTATTTATTACGTAATCAATGTTTCACCTACCTCAATTGCATTGGCAAGCACATTAAGCAATGCGCTAAATAATATTCCTATTAATTTAGGTGGCTCGCCATCTGGCACAAACACAGTTACCATTCCAATTACTTGGCGGTTAATTAATTTTGTAACCCCAATCCAAGGGCTACAAGAGAATTTATATAACTACGGCGACCTTACTGGCGGCACAAGCACAGCATATACATTAACGCTAGATCCTCCTTTAACGCAATTTGCGCCCGGCACGCCCTATCCACCGGGCGCGCGTTTTAGCTTTACTGCTCATACCGCTAATGGAGCAAATGCAACGTTCAGCATTGACGGAATAATAGCAGGTAATTTAATTCGTGATGACAGTACGCCCGTAGCGCCCGGGGTTATTCGCACAAATGTTAAATATGAAGTTGTTTCTGATGGCACTGATTTTATTGTGCCCTATGTTCAATACGCTGAATTTTCAGCGGCCGCATTAACATCGAGCGGATATCAGCCTTTACCTAACCGTTGCCTAAGACAGTGGGGCTTTGTAAACGTTCCGAGTGGTAGCCATGTTGACGTACTCTACCCTATTGCTTTTCCAAGTGGCGCATTCCAAGGCTTTGCAACACCCGGAATAACCGCCGACTCAACAAACCCTATTTCGGGTGGTGTCGATATATCAATCCTCGGCCCATCTATGATTCGTGTATACAATCGATCAACTCAAACCTGCGGATTTTCGTGGGAAGCCATAGGCAAATAAACAAATTAATTTGGGAGAATTAAAAAATGAAGTACGCTCAATATGATAACTCAGGCAATATTATTGGCTTTTATGATTCTGATTTTCATCCCTCAATACCTTCGCAATCCATCTCTTTAACCGATGCTCAATGGCAAGATTGCATTTCAAATCCAAATCCCAAAAAATATATGGTCAATACAACTACGGTTGCATTAACAACCATCTCAACTTACGCGCTCGATAACGCTAAATTATCAAAGCAAGTTGAGATAAGTTCTGCATATCATAGTGACCTATACGATGGATTTTCCTCAAGCGCATTAGGCTCGGCGCATAATTATGCAAATGATCAACAA